ACAAATACTGCAATATGGTCTTCGATATCATCCCCACCATATCTAATCTCAATTAGACTTCCTTCGTCTCCAGGTATCATATCAAAATCTTTTAAATATTTAGGAATACCGGCAATTGCACCATAATAAATAGGATACTGTTCATCTCTTCCCCAAATTCTTACAATCTCATATCCAGGAAAAATTTTCTTCAGTTTCTTAATCTTCATTTTGTATTCCTTCTCTCTCATTTTTCTGTATATATTATAACAAAAAATTTTTTTAAAATCAATTATTTTAAGTTGTCAATATCAACTTCAATACCAACCCAAATTTCATTCTTTTCCCACTCATCAACTAATTCATAAAGAAAAGAAAGATAATGTCTTTGAGCAGTATAGGTATCTACTTCTTTTTCAAGGTCTTTAATAGCTCTTGTATTTTCTCTAATATGCTCAAGTTTGACATCAAGTGGGTCAGACATTTTTATAATATTTTCATTTTCTTCTTTATATTCTTTAATACTTTCCTCAAAAACATTAATATTTCTAGTTAGATTAGTATATGCTTCATTATAAATAGAAGCGGTTAAAAGAGTTGCTCCCTCATAAGAAGGAACAAGATATTCCAAAGCTTCATAAATAGGATTAGACCTAGAAAAAGAAGTAAGTGGAATATATTTTCCATTATCATGTCTAATAAAGAAGTTTACATACTGTGACATTTTATTTTCCTCTCTTTATCTTTTCTAAGTATATTATAATATAATTTTTTACAAAAAGCGAATTTGGTCGGTGAGGCAGGGTATGCTCCTGCGAAGCCCAAGGGCGTCGGTTTTAGAGACCGCTTGCTTTGTCTACTTGCATACTCACCGATATATTATTCTTCTTCTATATTAAAATATCTAGGGTATTGCGGGACAGGGAAAGGATATCCTGTTAAGGTCACAAAACTCCAATCATCTTCTCCATAATTATAATCAAAAGACAAAGTACAGCCATGATAAGAGCAATAAGCCCAATTTTCAAAAGTAACATCTAATTCTAAGTCAAAGTGCTTATAAAGGAAATCAGGATGACATATAATTACAGTATTACCTGATAAATACATAGTATCTTCTTGATACTCTGTTAATAATTTATCAAAAATTGCTCTGTTAAATTTCTTTATTTGGTTTGCCATTCTTCTCCTCCAAACCCATTTTCTTTTAACCATTTTTGTAACATAACACGCTCACTACAAGGATTAGTCGGTGCCTCATGAACCAGTAGAATATAAGTAATTTCTAAATCCGGTTTATTAAGATGGGCGCGCCACGCTTCTCCCACACGCAAAAACCTTTGCTCTATTTCCTTAGGGTCAAGCTCATTTAATTTTTTACCATAAGCTATTAAAAAATTACAATGCCAAGGCAAATCAAGTTCAAGGTGTTTGCATCCTTCTCTGCCTGAGCACATCTCATCATCCGGAAGGTCGAGTAGAGGGCAAAAAGGCTCCGCGCGCAACCCATTTAAAGTTCCATTTTTATCTATAAAGGTTGTCTTATTATCTTTCGTTCCTTTATGAAACCATGCGGGATCGAATGCGGCTGTACTGAATGCTAAGCAGTCTTCCCGCATGTTTCTTACTTGATAGAAATAACTTGTATAAACTTTAATCATTATTCTTTTAACCTCTGTATTACATTATATCTTAAATGAAACCTTGGCTCTTCTCTTCCAATTTCAAAAATATCTTCATCACCATGATAATGACCAAAATACCAATGCTTAAATTCAAGTTTCCAGTTATTTAATAAACGAAAGAAAAACTGAGTTAATTCATTATGGTCTTTATTATACACATAACTAGAGTTGCGACATATCTGACCTTCTGGTGCACAATGAGTAAGTACATAATCTACTTTAAAATTATATTTTTCAAGATTACTTAAGGCTTCCTCATACTCTTTTTTAGAAGGCATTTCTCTTGCCCACCAAGTTAATCCTTCAATTCTACGATATTTGTCTATAGAACTGGCTCCGCCCATAGTGAAAAAAGTTTTTCCTTCGATATTAAAAATCTGTCCACGCATAAGGTGAATTACATTGTCTGCAAGAAAATGAACTTTTCCACCATTCCATTCATCAACTGGATAATTATCAAGAATGTCAAAATTCTCATGGTTTCCATCAATAAATAGAGTAGTCCATGGAAAACTCTTCCAGATATTTAGTGTTTTTTCATCTTCGTCAAGTAGTCCTTTAGCCTCTAAAGCGCTATACCACATAGTCTCAGGTTTTGGATGACCATAAAAACATACGCCAAAATCTCCCAATACAATAAGATAATCATCCCTTGTCATTTTCTTTGCTTCTGGAGATGCGGCGAAAAGAGCTATCTTGTCGTAATCATAATCTCCATGTGTATCGCTAACCCGTCACATAAATATGTGACATAAGACCACCCCCTTTAATTAATTAAATATTTATCAGACATTAAATCTTCTAAAGTAAACGAATTTAAAACTGTATAAGGTATTCTTATTAAAGGTATACCTTTATTTTTACAATAGTTATTTTTAGCTTCATCTCTTTTTCTTATAACTTCTAAAGTTTCAGCATGACTCCAAACTCCACCTTGCATACCTTCAAAATGTTGTTTACCATCATACTCTATGCATCTTTTTATGTTATTATCTTCATCAAAAATAATAAAATCAAAACGTAATTTGTATCCAGACTCTTTTTCTATTTCAGGAAGGCCACAATTATATAAAAACTTTATATTAGCGTTAGTTAATAATCTAAAAATTTTTTCTTCTCCTTTAGATTTAGAACATCCACAAGAAACTACATGATTACTTTTCAGAGCATTTTGTGTATATTCCTTTATCGATCCACACTTAATACATTCGCATAAATAATATCTTCTGCGATGGCCACTATCGTAGTAATTACGATAACCCAAATCTTCAATGACTTTTAAGTTTCCAAAAATAGTACCAATGACAATTTTTGCTTCTTCACTTTTTTTATTATTGTAATCAATTAATCCCTTACTTTTCATACATCCACAAGATTTTGTATTACCGCTTCGCAGACTTGCTCCAAGAACAGATAATTGATTACTACAGTCACATTTACATAACCATTGTATTTGTTTATTTTTTCGCTCTTTAAGTTCGGAAAGAACTACCAAATGACCAAAGCGTTGTCCTGTTAAATCTATTTTTTTACCCATTACCATCACCACATGGAGTCTATGACTCTACTCCTTTTCTTACCGATATTTTTTACGAAAAGAATATATTATAATTCACCTTCCTCTATATCTGAAAAGAAGAAATAAGGATACTGAATATAATCTCTTACAAGCTCCTTAAATTCTTCACTCTTATCATAAAGAGTAGGCTCAAGACCGCTATTCATATCTAAATAACCATTAGGAAAGTAGTCACGGAAATACCTACCATCTGTACCATCCCATTCTATAATTCTTGTACTCAAAGTGTAGTAGTCGGGGTCCTTTATAATCCTATGAACATTCATACAAAGTCTTTGTTGTCATCACCACCAAGCTCTCGGCGCAACTACTGCCCAAAGAGTAAATGCCTTTCTTAAATTTTCTGTGTAAACTTCCTTCTCAATCCAATCTTCCTCAAGGGCTAAAGCAAGGTACTCACATATCTGCTCAAAAGCTTCCTTGTCATTAGTGGGACCTATTCCTAACTCCTGGAAGACCTTCTCTTCTACTTCATCCCACTTGTGCTCTACTTCGAAGTTAACGATCTGGCCGCCAACTTCAATTAATATTCTAATATGCTCATAAAGCCAAATGGCTGAAGTGAAATCAAGTGACCAAGTTTCTGAAGTGCTGTAACCATACTTCTTCTTATCCTTAGCTCTTCTCTTCTTATCTCTCTTGGTGAGAAGTGGAGAGTTATAACTAGGATATGTTAAAGCATTATTCTTATCTTTAGCTAAGTTCTTAATTTCTTCAAAATATCTCATAGGTCACTATTTCCTTTTCTATTCTTTATACATATATTATACAATAAAATTTTATAAAAAACAAAAAAGCCCCATAAAGGGGCTTTAAGTTGTGGCACGCTGGGAGGGATTTGAACCCCCAACCCTCACATCCGTAGTGTGATGCTTTATCCAGTTGAGCTAAGTCGGCATAAAGTTGGTCCAGGATGAGGGTATTGAACCCACTCGGGTCTCATGATAACGAATTTACAGTCCGTTCCGCCTCCTTAACGGTCTACTCCTGGATATAATAAAATGTGAGGTTTCTCGGAACTCTGTGCATTTCCATCCCTGGTTCTTACCTCTGTTGATATGCCAGTATAGTTGGAGACATATCTCAACGACCTCATGAACCCTTACACTCTCTTCGTCGGTTAATCCTTCACTCGCAGTTAGACCTGCATGTTATTTATACTCGTTACAAATCCTCCGAGTTATGGTACCCAGTGAAGGTTACGCTCCTTCTTTTCCTCTTTGTAAGAGAGGGATTTT